TCAACGATCAGCCGACGGACGATCCGGCCAAGGACGACTGCAGCGGCTTGGTCCGCGCCTGCAAGATGAGGTTTGGCGAGAACAACCCGCTGCCGCACGGCGGCACCCCTGCGGCCGGCCTGCTGCGAACCTAACCACCCGCACCACTGCACATTCCCGCTGCACCTGCAGCCCCAGCCCGCCTCGCGCGGGCTTTTTCATGGGCGAGACCATGCAACAGAGCACCCTGCAGGCCATCCAGGCACACGCCGTGGCCGAGTATCCCCGCGAGTGCTGCGGGCTGGTTGTGGCCACCCCCGCCGGTGAGGTCTATGTGCCCTGCCAGAACGTCGCCGCGACTCCCAGCGAGCACTTCCGCCTGCCCGCCGAAGACTACGCCGCAGCTGAGGACCTGGGCGAGGTCTGTGCGGTCGTGCACAGCCACCCTAACGCCGCAGCGCACCCTTCGGACGCAGATCGCGTCATGTGCGAGGAAAGCGGTCTGGCCTGGCACATCGTGAGCGTCGGCCAGGTTACCGACGAGGCGCCGGAGTGCGCCGACCTCCAGACCATTCAACCCAGCGGATACTGCGCACCACTGGTTGGCCGGCAGTTCGCCCATGGCGTGCTCGACTGCTACACGCTGGTGCGAGACTTCTACGCCACGAAGCTTGGCGTGCGCCTGTCGCAGTACGAGCGCGAGGACGACTGGTGGGAGAAGGGCGAGGACCTCTACAGCATGGACCGCCTTCTGGCAGAAGGCTTCGAGCCCGCCACCGGTGAGCTGCAGCGCGGCGACATGATTCTGATGCAGATCCGGTCGACGGTGACCAACCATGCCGGGGTCTACCTCGGCGACGGGCAGATGCTGCACCACCTCCACGGCCGGCTGTCGGAGCGTGTCCCGTACGGCGGCATGTGGGCCGAGCGCACCCGCTGCATCGTCCGTCACCGGGAGGTGCGCCATGACTGAGCGCGTACGGACCGTGATCTTGTCCGGGCCGCTGGGCCGTGAGTTCGGCCGTGAGTTCCGCTTGGCCGTGAACAGCCCCGCTGAGGCCGTGCGCGCGCTGTGCATCCTGGTGCCCGGCTTCCAGCAGTTCCTGGCGAAAGCCAAGAGCAGGGGCCTGGAATTCGCCGTCTTCATCGGCCGCCAGAATCTCAACATTCAGCAGCTCCACGATCCGCCTGGAAGGGACGTGATCCGAATCGCACCCGTGCTGGTGGGAGCGAAGCGGGGAGGGGTGCTCCAGACCATCGTTGGTGTGGTGCTGATCGTCGTCGGTGTCGTGCTGAACACCTACACCGGCGTCAGTGGCACCCCCTTCATCAACCTCGGCGTCAGCATGGTGGTGGGCGGCGTGGTCCAGATGCTATCGCCCCAACCGAAGGGGCTCGGTGCGAAGGACAGCGCTGAGAACGCTCCGAGCTACAGCATGAACGGGACCGTCAATACGCAGGCTCAGGGCAACCCGGTGCCGCTCGCCTACGGCGGCCATGACACCAAGGGCATGCTGGTCGGCTCAGCCGTAATCAGCGGTGGCATCCTGGCGGAGGACCAGCAGTGAACCTTCCTGCGGCCTATCCCTTTGCTGGAGCGGAGCTGGCCTTGCCCAAGGCCTGCCGGGAGCTGGTAGGCGCTGGCGGTAAGAGCGGCAGCAACGCCCGCACACCGGTGGAAACCCCCGACAGCCTGCGCTCCATCGCCCGCGCTCGCATCCTCGATCTGGTGTCGGAGGGCGAGCTGCGCGGCCTGGTCGCCGGAAACCAGTCGATCTACCTCGATCAGGTGCCGGTGCAGAACGGCGACGGCTCGTTCAACTTCGAAGGCGTCCGGATCGAGACGCGCTCCGGCACCCAGGATCAGGAGCACATCGCCGGCTTCCCCGCCGTCGAGAATGAGATCGCGGTCAACGTCGAACTCCGCAGCGACAACCCTGTCGTGCGCAGCGCCACCGGTTCGGACCTGTCCGCCGTGCGTCTCCGCTTCGGCGTGCCCGCGCTGCAGCAGATCAATACCGAGAACGGCGACACCAACGGGTACGCGATCACGTACGCGGTGGATCTGGCCACTGACGGTGGTCCCTACGGCAACGTCCTGGTCGACACGATCCGCGGCAAGACCACAACCCAGTACGAGCGCAGCGTCCGCATTGATCTCCCTGCCGGCTCTCAGTGGCAGGTCCGTGTTCGCCGTCTGACCCCCAACGCGAATAGCTCGACCGTCTCGGACACCATGAACGTGCTGTCGATGACGGAGGTTATCGACGCCAAGCTGCGTTACCCGAACTGCGCGCTGGTTGCGGTTGAGGTCGACGCGAGCCAGTTCCAGAACATCCCGACGCGGTCTTACCGGGTGTGGGGCCGCATCGTCCGGATCCCCAGCAACTACGACCCGATCACGCGCAGCTACTCCGGCATATGGGACGGCACCTTCAAGCCCGGATGGACCAACAACCCGGCTTGGGCATTCTTCGACATCGCGACCAACGACCGGTTCGGCTTGGGCCACCGGATCCCACTGGACTGGGTCGACAAGTGGCGCCTGTACCAGATCGCCCAGTACTGCGACCAGTTGGTGAGCGACGGCCTCGGGAACATGGAGCCGAGGTTCACCTGCAGCTTGTACATGCAGACCCGGGCCGATGCCTACAAGGTCCTGCAGGACATGGCGTCGATCTTTCGGGGCATCAGCTTCTATGCCGCTGGCCAGGTCATGGCGTCGGCGGATATGCCCGCGGACCCAGTGTTCACATACAGCCAGGCGAACGTCATCGATCGGCGATTCACCTATGAGGGAACGGGCCGGCGAGCCCGGCACACGGTGGCGCTGGTCTCCTGGACCGATCCGGACGACTTCGGTAGGCAGAAGGTCGAGACCGTCCAGTACAAGGCGGGCGTCCAGCGTTACGGCATTCAGCAGACCGAGGTAACGGCGGTCGGCTGCCATTCGCGTTCGCAGGCACAGCGCGTCGGCAACCACATCCTCTACACCGAGAATCTGGAGACGGAAACGGTCTCCTTCGGCGTCGGCCTCGACGTTCTGAACTGCATGCCGGGCGACATCATCCAGGTTGCGGACCCGAAGCGTGCTGGCCGGCGTAACGCCGGGCGAATCAAGAGCGCAGGCCCCGATACCCTCGTTCTGGACAACCTGCCGGAGGTCATTGCCCCCGGTGACACCATGCGAGCTACGCTGCCCAACGGGCGCACGGAGGCACGGACAGTTGGGCAGGTGGTCGGCAGCACGGTGACCGTAACCGCCCCGTGGTCGGCCATCCCTGTGCCGCAGTCGATCTGGTCGCTGGAAAGCACCGAGCTGGCACTGCAGCAGTTCCGTGTGCTGGCCATCAGCGAGAACCCGCCCAACGAGAAAGAGGGCATCACGTATCGGGTGACGGCCCTGAAGCATGTGCCGGGCAAGTACGCCGCGATCGACGACGGTACTCGCCTCGAGCAGCTGCCGGTGAGCATCATCCCGCCCAGTGTTCAGGCACCCCCTACCAACGTGCACCTGACCTCGCACTCGGTAATCGACCAGGGGATCGCGACGCACGTCATGACCATCGCCTGGGATGCTGCGCCCAACGCAATTGCCTACGACGTGGAGTGGCGCCGGGACGACCTGGACTGGGTCCGCGCCGGCCGTGTGTCCGCCGCCAGCATCGATATCCGCGGTGTTTACACCGGCAACTACATTGCCCGCGTGCGGTCGGTGAATGCGCTGAACGCGGTTTCGCTGCCCGCCATGAGCTCGCTGACGGCCATTGACGGGAAGACGACGCCGCCACCTGCGGTTACCTCCCTCACCACCACCAGCCTGGTGTTTGCCATCGGGCTGGAATGGGGCTTCCCGGCCGGCGCCACGGACACGCAACGGACCGAGATTTGGTATGGCCCATCCCCGAATCGGGCGGCGCCGGGCACGATCAAGCTGGGCGACTTCGCTTACCCCCAGAGCAAGCATCAGATCAACGGTTTGGCTGCGGGCACGCGCTTCTACTTCTGGGCGCGGCTGGTCGACCGAAGCGGGAACATCGGCCCGTGGTATCCGGCCGACGCCGGTGTGATGGGGGAGGCGAGCACCAACCAGACGGACTACGACGAGTACTTCTCGGAACGGATCAGCGAGAGCGCTCTTGCCCAGGAGCTCTTGGCGAAGATCGAATCCATCGACGCCCTGCAGCCGCTGCTGCCGTTGTTGTGGAGCGCCGATGGCACCTACAGCCAAGGCCAGACGGTCGTACGGAACGGGCGCACCTACAGCTGGACCAATCCCACCCCCGGCAACGACGAGCCGCCGGGGCCGGACTGGCAGGACGTCGGCGCCGGCATGGCCGAGCTGGATGCCTTGGTGAGCCAGGTGGACTTCAACACCCAGTCCATCACAGACATCAACGGCGTCGTGACCGCGCAGGGCCAGCAGATCTCCGGGATCACCGCCCAGATCTCGCCCAAGGGCGCAGGCGATGCCAGCTGGGGCGCCGGCACCACCACGGTCTATGCCGGCACCATGACGATCCAGAGCGCGTTCGCCAACGCCGACTTGGTGCAGGCGATGCGAACAGATCAGGTCGAGGTCGGGCTCGGCCAGGCCAACGCGGCTGTGCAGTCGGAAAGTCTCGCCCGTGCGACCGCCGACACCGCGCTGGGCAGCCGGATCGACACGACGAACGCGAGTCTGGGAAGCACCAACGCGACGGTGCAGCAAGTCAGCCAGTCCGTTGTGACGCTGAACGGCAAGGTGGCCGCGACCTACACCATCCGCGCCCAGGTGACGTCGGGAGGGAAAATCTACGCTTCGGGCATGGGCCTGGGCGTCGAGCAGCAGCCCGACGGCAGCTACCAGTCGCAGATCCTCATGCAGGCCGACCGGTTCGCAGTGATCAACGTAGTGAACGGCAACATCACCTCACCGTTCGTGATCCAGGGCGGGCAGACCTTCATCAGCCAGGCGCTCATCGGCACCGGCTGGATCCAGAACGCCATGATCGGCGACGTGATTCAGTCCACGGCGGTGGGTGCAGGTGGCCTGCCGCGCTGGAAGCTGGACAAGAACGGGACGTTGACGATGCGCGGGGCGAGCGCTGGTAGCGGGTTCATGGACCTTTCCGATCAGGCGATTCGCTTCTGGAACGCGGCTGGAACCATCGCGATCTGCGAGTTCGGAGAGTTGCTGTAATGGCGAAAGGCCTCCGGCAGCGCGATCCCAACACGGGCGCGATCCTGATTGATATCACCTCGCGGCTTCCCAAGATCATCGGTCGCGTCAGCATCGCGGCGGGTGCGAGTGGTTTTGTGGATGTGCCGGTCATGGGCAACAACCTGGTGGTGTACTGGTTCAACGCGGACACGTCGCAGCCCGACTTCAACACCTCGCCGATCATCACGGACGATGGTGCGAACCGAGTCAGCTGGAACTATGTGTCGCCCAACCCGCTCTATCAACGCAGCGGTGTTCTCGTATACGGGAGATATTGAAATGGTTGCTGGTGTGCGTATCAGGCCGGGCGATGGATCGCTGATCCAGATCGACCCATCGTGGGAATGCTTGGCGCTGAAGTCCGTCGGCAGCGTTGTGTGTGCATCGTTCACCACGCCGGGGCAGGGTGGTAAAACCGTGGGGCGGGGCACGATCACTATGGGCGGCTGCAACGAACCTATCCTGGTGGTCGAGTGTTCGGGGACCTTCGTCGGTGTGATGTCGAAGACGCAATCCGGAGCGACATTTACCTGGACGTTGGTTACCGAGGCCCCCGGCGCAACGGTGAACTATTGGGTGTTCGACACGACCGACGTTGCGCAGATGGCCTTCGTCACGAGCAAGGGAATGCGCTTCAGGAATCCGGCAAACAATCGGGTGATCTTCGATTCGCGGTACAAGTATCTGCGGTTCTTGCAGATGATCAACCTGGACGCGGGCACCGCCGACACCAACGTGGCGATTCCGGTCACTTCGGGATACGGCGTATCCATCTGCAATTCCGGATTCTACACGGCGATTGTGGGCGGCCCTGTCGGCGGCGGGCCGTTCTGGCAGAACAACAATGCGAGCTATGTCGCTGGTGTGCGCACGAACGGCAATGGGACCGTGACCATCAAGTTGATCAACACGATCAACAACATTACCGATGGTCCCAGCAACCCACCACCGACAGGGCTGATGGGAAGCCGGAAGTTCATTGGGCAGATCGTGGACCTGCGGAACTACTAGCGCACGGTGCGCGGACGCTTCTGCCGGCCGTCCTGGTACTTCACCGACCAGGGCGTGACGAGGCAGCCGGGGCGCTGCCAGTTGACCTGCGAGAAGTGGTTTTCCCGCACGTCGACGGCGGTGCCGTTCACCAGAACGTAGGGCAGCGCGGTCATCGGGAGGTCGCAGGTGCTCAGGAAGCCATCAGTCTTCACCGTCACCGAATACGGACCGCTGCCCTCCACCTGGCCGCAGACCGTTGCGTGGGCGGTCTTCGACGCTTCGACTGCGCGCGGTGCGATCCGCACCACGAAGGCGTCCAGGCTCTCGCCCGGGTTCGATTGTTCCTGGTACAGGTCCACTGTACGGGCGTGGATGACGCCGGTGTCGGCGGCCGCGGCGCTGCCGGCGGCGGCAATGGCGAAAAGGGTGGTAATCAGCACTGCGCGCATGACGCTCTCCATGTGTGGTGTCGGAACAACACCAGCGTAGCGCCGCATTTCGGCGCTCGCCCGTAGGAGAAGCATTCGCATTTCGCTTTCGCGAATGTCGGTCACGCCACCTGTTGGAGCAGTTCTTCCGTGTTGTTGCGCGGCGTGTTGACCGCGCGGCTTACGCGGTAGGCCTCCATCGCCGGCGGCTCGCTGGCCAGCAGCATTGCCATGGCGCCGTCGGCGTCCGCCTTGATCCACTCTTCGGCCTGGCCAGGCGCCAGCCACACCGGCATGCGGTCGTGGATGTCGGCCGACACGCCGCTGCTGTCCCCGGTGATGACGGTGAAGGTGCCGAGGTTGTCCTCTCCGAGCAGTTTGCTCGCGTCCTCCCACAGGCCGGCCGCCCACAGCGGCGTTGCGGCGTGAATGAACCACGGGTCCTTCTTCCCGTCCTCTGGGCTCACCGACCATTCGTAGTAGCCGGTCATCGGGATCAGGCAGCGCCGCGCCTTGAATGCGCTGCGGAACGCCGGCTTGGTGACCACGCTCTCGATGCGGGCGTTGATGGTGGATCCCTGCAGGTTCTTGGCCTTCGCCCAGAACGGGAGCAGGCCCCAGGCCAGCCTCTGCACCTGCAGGCCGTCGCCCCGGTCCAGCACCACCGCGGCGCGCTGCGTGGGCGCCAAGTTGTAGCTGGCGGGCAGGGACAGCAGGTCGCCCACCAGCTGGGGGAAGCCCAAGCTAGCAGCGTCTCGGATCGGGGTCTGGACGAATCGGCCGCACATGGGGCCACCATAATCCACTGGCAGCCAGCCGACGTTCGCGAGCCGTGCACATACTTGGCCGATCACGCGATGTTTCGTTTCTTGGGCGTACCGTCGAATTCCCGGGGGGGACCAACCAGCAAAGGAGCAGCCGGCATGGCCCTTCAAGCAATCGCCTACGCCAGTGAGGCGGTCCCGGACCTAGGCACGGATGGGCTCGAGCGGATGGTTCGGCGGTCCGTCGTACACAATCAGCTCGCGGGTGTGACGGGGCTGCTGCTGTTCGACGGGAGGCGGTTCCTGCAGTACATCGAGGGGCCCGACGACGGCTTGGCGGTGATCTACGCCCGCATCATCTATTCCAGTCTGCACACCGACGTGATTGAACTCGCCCGGGGCAGGGTGGCACAACGCCGTATGCCTTACTGGTCCATGCGTTGGATCCCGGTGGATGACACGCAGCTGAGGGAGGCCGCCTTCAGCGACTGGACGAGCCTGACGGTACGTGCCGTGGGGTCGCGGGGATCGCCAACGGGGGTGGAGCGGCTAGCAACCCTCGCCGCCCCGTACCTGGTGTGACCCGGGCGCTTGGCGCCTTGAGGCGGTTTCTCGCACGCTTCACGCCAGCCAGCGCAAATTTCTGTCCAACAGCGGGGGAGACGCCGCCTTTCGGGGGCTCCAGCTGGACGCGGCGCGGATCCGCAGGGCGCGTCAGGCGAGACGGTAATAGATTCGTCCCTGGCCCAGCCCTGCGGATCCGCGAGGCGGTGGCTCCCTGACCGCCGTCGCAGGATTTGAGAGCCGGACCCGTAGGATTCCGCGCCATGCTCCCTCCCGATTTCCGCTGGCACGCCGTCGGCACCGCCCCCTTTGACCGTCCTAACTCCCTGCTCCTGGACAGCACCGAGGTTGTGCGCCTGTTTCAGCGAGTGGACGACGGGACCTGGTGGGCCACCCTCAACAACCATCGGGAACATCTCACTCACCGGACAACCCGGCGCTGCTCCAGCTATGAGCAGGGCAGGGCCGGCGCGGAACTGTGGGCGTCGCGACACCAGGACCGCCTGCGCACCGAGGTGGACCAGCGGATCAAGAAGGTGCTCGCCGGAAAGCCATTCCTGATGCGTGGGGGCACCTAGTCAGCTGCCGTTGCCGGCGTATCGTGCGCTGCGACGCGCCCCATTTACCATGCGGCGTGGCCAAAAGCTGGAATCGGCAAGGCGCGCTCGGAACATCTTGCCTGAGCACATCGATGCCTGGCCCATCCCTAACCCTACCGACCCGAGTGCGGTCTACGCGGCGACGCCGGCCGGCACCGCAATACCAGTGCCATCAGCGGTCTGAGTTGAGCGCGGGATCGTGATTGCTGACTGGCGGGGCTGCCAGCGCTAAGCTTCGCTCATGACGACTATTCCCCCTTCGCCGCAGACGGCAACCCCAAGTACAGGGCAGGCGGAACACGTTGAGCAATTACAGCTCTTCGTGGAGCCTGCAGAGCTGTTGCAGGACACCTCACTTTGGACGCCGAGAGAGATCTGGGTCAAGCTCAATCAGCGCTACCTCCAGCATCTTTCAGAGGACCGGCGGCTCGAGAAAAAGAACCCCAAGGGGATCAATCTCGAACAGTTCTCCGAGTACTTGAGCGCTTTCTCGAATACGGTAGATGGCGGCGTTCTTGTGTTCGGCGTCGAAGACAGTGGTCTAATTACGGGAGTTCTTTTTGACGATGGTCAAGTAAAGAAGATTGAGGCGGCCCACCGGAGTCGATGCCCCCTATCTAGGCCTGAGTTTAGAAAGGTCCCGGTGACGGTGGCTGGAAGGGCGACGTACTGCTTGGCTGTATATATTCCCTACATAGGAGTTCTTGTCGAAACAAGTCGGGGGGAGGCTTGGACAAGATATGGTGATCAAAAGCACAAAATGACGCCGGAAGAGTGTATGGACTACAGGTCAACTCGATCTGAGCCTGCGTTCGATCTTCGTGTTGTGGGTGGCGCAAAATATCCGGCCGATATCGATCTGCATATTATCCAGGATTTCGCCGACCGATTTCGGGAGGCTGAAATGCGTTCAGACTGGACCGCCGAAGAAATTCTTGTGGATCGTCGGCTGCTCAGGCCAGGAGAAGGTGGAGAGGGTGTGACAAACGCTCTTCTTCTCCTGGCAGGGCGTGATCCGGCTATCTATCTTCCGGGCTGTCGACTTCGTGTGCAGAGATTTGCTGGGACGGAAGAGGGTGAAGGAAATACGTATCAGCCGCTTAAAGATATTGCCATTGAAGGAAATGTGGTGAGGATCTTGGAGAGGGCATTCGATGTCATTCCAACGATGCTGCACGATGTTACGTGGTTGGACGATAGTGCAAAGTTTGTCACGACTCCAGAGTATCCATCCCTCGCATGGCAAGAGGCGGTCGTAAATGCCCTGGTGCATAGGTCCTATGCGTTCAGTGGGACCGAGGTGACCGTGAAAATATTTAAGGACAGGATGGAGGTTGAAAGTCCGGGTGGGTTTATGCCGCCCGTTCGTGCTGATAATATCTACAAGACGCGAGCATCCAGAAATCATCACTTCATGGATGCTCTGAGAATACTTGGGTACGTCCGAATGGCGCGGGAGGGAACTCGCAGGATGAAGGAGCAAATGAGCGGTTACAAGCTTCCCGAGCCCACCTTCCGTCAGGAAACCGCAAATGGGTTGGTGGTTAAAGTCATCTTGAGAAATGACCTCCATAATAGGAAGCGCGCCACGGAAAGAGATGTGGCCGTCTACTTTGGCGTGGAACTATGGGCGTCACTGAGTGAACAAGAACTGGAGGTGGCCGCCTATCTCTTTAACAATAAAGAGGTTCAGGTTACTGAAGTAGAGCGCATGACAGGGAAGCATTGGCGCACGTCGAAACGTTTGATGGACTCTTTGGTAACGAAGGGCGTCGCGGTTTATATTCCAGGGAAGTTCAATCGCGATCCTAGGGCGGTATATAGGTTGAAATAGACCATATGCATAGTGCCGACCTATGGTCGGCACTCGGTTTTCTCAACCTCTGAGACGCCGTGTCGTATCTCCCCGGGCGCACCCCGGGCCTCCGCGGGTGCTCGGTAATCAGCCCCGCGACCGAATCCCAGACGCCATCTACTGTGGCATGACTGAGGTGCTACGCCTCTTGCCACGCTCGGGGATGAGATCTTGTGAGTTGAGGTAGACCCGCGTTGAAGTCCAGTACCGCAGGCGTCGGATTTGCGTCAGCTACGAGCAGGGCGTGATCGGGTCTGAGCTTTGCGCGGGCAGGCACCAGCAGCGGCTCCGCTTGAAGATCAATAAGCGCGCAGTGGCCCCCGCGGATCAGCGAAGGAAACTGACCTGATAGGTGGGCAGCCGACATTGCCTCTGTATCGGCGGGTGCGCCCGCCGGTCGTGGACAGTACGGGCATGGATCAGAAGAGCATGGGCGCGGCCCTCGACGAGGATCAGGCGCCCTGATCCGGTCGCAACGCGACGACGTTGCCAGTGCGCAGGAGGTCCAGATAGTCTGCCCACTCATGCATCATCCGAGTCCGCTCCACTAGGTGCGTGGTCCGGTTATAGGCGCGCCCGTTTGGATCTTTCACGGCGTGCGCGAGCTGGTGCTCGATGATGTCCGGGCGAAAGCCAAGAACCTCATCCAAGAGCGTACGTGCGGTCGCCCGGAAGCCGTGCCCCGTGACGGTGTCCTTATCAAACCCCATGCTGCGCAAAGCGGCCAGCACTGCGACCTCCGACATGGGGCGAGCGTCCGAACGGAGGCCGGGGAACACGTAGGGGCCGGCGTAGTCCGTGGGGAAGGTTGCCTTCAGCGTCTGCAGGATGGCGACGGCCTGGCGTGCCAGCGGCACGATGTGGGGCTGCCGCATCTTCATCCGGCTGGCGGGGATGCTCCAGAGACCAGCGTCCAGGTCGATCTCCGCCCATTCTGCAGCACGCAGCTCGCCGGGTCGCACGAACACCAGCGGCATCAGCTGCAGCGCGGCTCGGACGACCGGCGTGCCGGTGTACGCGTGCAGGGCGCGCAACAACCCTCCCAACTGGACCGGGTCCACCACTGCCGCATGGTTCTTCTCCGGCGACGGCACCAGCGCACCGCGCAGGTCCGCCACAGGGTTCCGCTCCGCGCGGTCGGTGGCCACGGCGTATCGCATCACCTGGCCGCAGTTCTGCATGACCCGGTGAGCGGACTCGAATGCCTTGCGCTCTTCCATCTTGCGGGCGATGCCCAGGAAGTCCGACGCCCGCAGCTCAGCCGCCCGCCGGGCCCCGATGGCAGGGAACACGTCGTTCTCGAACCAGGCCTCGACCTTCTTCTTGTAGACCGGCACCCACTGCCTGCCGCGCAACCACTCCCTCGCGATGACTTCGAAGCTGTCCGGGTTGATGCCGGTCCTTGCCGTCGCGGCCGCCTTCCTCTGCACGCCCGGATCCACTCCGCTGGCCAGCAGCCGACGAGCATCGTCGCGGGCAGCACGGGCCATGGCCAGGGTCACGTCAGGGTAGAGGCCGATCACCAGCAGCTTCTCTTTGCCGGCGACGCGGTATTTCCAGCGCCAGCTCTTGGCGCCTGCGGTGGTGAGAAACAGGAACAGGCCACCGCCGTCGGTCAGCTTCTGGGGCTTGTCGGACGGTTTGGCGCGACGGATCGCGACGTCGGTCAGGGGCATGGGGGTATCGGGTTTGGGAGCGGGGCGGATACCCCAACATATACCCCCACTGTCGCATGGGCTGCAACGGATACCCCCGGACCGCTCTGGACAAAAAGAAAGCCGAGAGCCCCGTTTTATAAGGATCTCTCGGCTTCTGTGGGTCTTCTCAGACCCTTCGTTGGTGGAGGTGGGCGGAATTGAACCGCCGTCCGAAGGCACTCCATCCCCAGTTCTACATGCTTAGCTCACCGTTTGGTGTCGTCCTGTGGCAGTACGGTGTGCGAA